AAGTGCTGTTGCTCTACGGCACACCCACCAACGGTGGTATGGTATCAGAACGATGACAGCGGGGCGTAGCGGGAGAAGGCAGGTTCCTCCACAGGATGTGGCACGTTTTTGGCAGGCTCGTGCGTCGGGTATGTCTATTAAGGATGCTGCGAAGATTGCTGGTGTTCATTACAACACTGCTCAGAAGTGGGATGCGAAGAAGAAGCAGGCTAAAGCTGAGTTAGAGATCGGGAAGTTGGAGGAGGGGAAAACCAGGTCGAAGGTTGGTGGTGTTCAGGCTGATGCTTGGGCGAAGGTGATGGATGTTTCTGATCTGCCACCTGTTATCCCGTATGACCGTTTGAGTGATGAGGCGAAACGTGGGTTAGAGGACTTCGACTATTTCAGGCGCAGGTATTTGGGCCGTATCCCTAGTCCGTGGCAGGTGGATGCTGCATACAAGGTTGAGTCGTATTTGCTGTCTAATGATAAAGAGTTTGTGGTGTTGAACTGTCCCCCAGGTGCAGGCAAGTCCACCCTGTTTCATGATGTGGCTGTGTGGCAGATTGTGAAGAACCGCAAGATTCGTGTAATGATTGGCTCCGTTTCACAGTCACTAGCAAAAATGTATAGCCGTCGTATTCGTGAAACCCTTGAACGCCAGTTCCCTCTTGACCCTGACCCTGTGCTAATTGACAAAGGTTTAGCGATTAAAGCGGAAGCGTGTTTGGCGATTGATTACGGTAGGTTTAAGCCTTCAACTTCAGGGTCGTTGTGGCGAGCTGAGGAATTCATTGTTGAACAGGAGGACATGGGTGGGTTGGATAACAAGGAACCAACTGTTTCTGCTTACGGTATTGAGTCTGAATTCATTGGTCATCGTGCCGATCTTTGTTTGTTTGATGACGTTGCATCACCGGAGAACGCTAAGGAATCTGCGGCAAGAGACAAACTCATTGAGAGATGGGATTCAATGGCTGAGGCGCGAGTCGATCCAGGCGGTTTGCTCGCCGTCGTCGGACAAAGACTTGGACCTTTGGACCTCTACGCTCATTGTCTCTCAAAAGTCACCTACGAAGATTTCGAAGATGATTATGACGGATCAGATACAACGGACATTTCTGAACAGAAGGAACCGTTAAAGAAACAAAAGTATCATCACCTGATCTATAAAGCGTATTATGAGGATTTGGATACAGGGCTTGCGTCTAAACGCAATAGTTCCCCTGCTTGGCCGAACGGACCACTCCTAGACCCTCACCGTCTGTCTTGGAAAGACCTGTCGTACATCAAACATTCCAACCCATCCAAGTTTGCGGTGGTGTATCAGCAGGAAGATCAAGCTGAAGGTAACTATCTGATTGAGCGTGTGTGGGCTACAGGTGGGATCGGCCCTGATGGGGTGCTGTATCCAGGCTGTGTGGACAATGAGCGTCGCCCAGGTCACGTACCCCACAACTTGCAACCCCCATTGATCTCGATTGCTAGTGTTGACCCGTCCCCAACAATGTTTTGGGCTATCCAATGGTGGATATATCAGCCTGAAACGAACCTAAGGTTCTTGATAGACGTGGAACGAGTCAAACTTACCGCCGAACAGTTGCTCGGTTTTGATACTACGACCCGTGAATACTCAGGGATCATGGAAGATTGGCAGAACAGGGCTATGGATATGGGCTATCCGATCTCACATTGGGTAGTTGAGGTGAACGCAGCGCAACGATTCTTGTTGGCACATGACTTTGTTCGCAAATGGCAGTCCCGCCACAACGTAAACGTCATCGCACACACCACTAGCCGTAACAAGATTGACGAAAATCTTGGTGTGGAAGCGTTGCTTCCACAGTTGTTCCGTTCCGGTGCGATCCGCACCCCATCCATGCGGGAAAACTGGAAAACCTTAGCCTTCATCGAAGAACACTCATCGTGGACTAGGGATAAGAAGAACGGTACTGACCTTGTGATGGCGTGTTGGATGGCTATGTTGCATTTGCCTAACTTGTCGCCTGTTACACGGCCACAAAAGAAATGGCGACCGTCTTGGATGGTGTGATACCTTTATAGGACTTACGCGAACAGAGGTTTTATGGCAGCAAAGAAGAAAACAAGTAGCGGTGCATCGGAAAAAGCGAAGAAAGCACAGTCGGCTCGTATGACTGCACAATCTGCGCGAACAAAACTTGGCGCACTGTCAAACAAAGCAGATGGCAAGTGGGCATCGCCTTCAGTGCAGAAACAAGCTTTCAACACTTCACGAACACAAGAGATGATGTACCCAGGTACAAAATTCAAGGGTTACACCACGGTCAAACCTGGTCGTGCTGATGCAAAACCTTCTCCTAAAAAGCAATCATCTATCAAGAAGAAGTAGGTTCGGTGTTAACTACCGAGGAAATCGTCCAACTCTACGAACAACGCCGTAGAAATCAAGGTCCTGTTCAAGAACAGATGCGTCGTGTACGCGATCTAGCCAACGGTGACGTGATCGTTCCGCTGAACGAACTGGACAAGAACGCTAAATCTTCGGTAGCAAACCTGTTGGTACAGGGGTTGGATCAGATGTCGATGCGTGTGACATCAACAATGCCATCCCCGTACTTTCCGCCAATCAAAGAAGGCTCCGAACGCTCCAAGTCATCTGCTCGTATGCGTAAACGTGCGATGTTGTCCATTTGGGATCACAACCGTATGCAAATGAAGATGCGTCGTCGCGCACGACACCTTCTCGGCTACTCCCAATCAGCGGTTGTTATCAAACCTGACTTCAAAACCTTGATGCCTGTGTGGTCTGTACGCAACCCGTTGGACACTTTCGCTGCACCAGTAGATGATCCTGACGATCCGCTACCACAGGACTGCATTTTCACGTATCGCGCAAGCGCAAGTTACCTGCTACAAAACTATGGGGAACTTGTATTGGGCAAACTCCGTTTAGGCAAAATTGCTGCCGACACGAAGTACACGATGCTTGAATACATTTCTCCTGAGTGCATCCAACTGGTTGTTCTTGGTGCTGAGGACTCACCGAACCTGACAACAGGTGAACGTGCCGGTATTGAGGCGATGACTTTGGAATACATCCCGAACCGCACAGGTATGCCACTCGCTGTCGTAGCGAACCGCATCACCCTTGATAAGCCTCGCGGACAGTTTGATGGTGTGATGGGAATGTATTACACCCGCGCACGACTACAAGCCTTAACCGAGATCGCTATTGAGCGCGGTATTTTCCCTGAAGAATATCTGATTGCTCGACCTGGTGAGAACCCTGAAATTTTGCAGGTTGCTGATGGTAAAGCTGGACAACTTGGTGTTGTGAAGGGTGGCGACATCCAACAGTTGCAACTCAACCCAGGCTATAAGACTGATACTGCTCTTGATCGTTTAGAACGACAGGAACGTTTAGAGGGTGCGATCCCTGCCGAGTTCGGTGGAGAGTCAGCCAGCAACATTCGTACTGGTCGCCGTGGCGAATCCGTTTTGTCAGCAACAGTTGACTTCCGTGTACAAGAAGCACAATCAACGTTTGAACAATCCATCTTGGAAGAAGATAAAGTTGCTATCGCTATCGAGAAAGCATATTGGGGCAACCAACAAAAGTCTTTCTTCTTCGGACGCAAATCATCTGTCGGTGAAGAAACCTATACGCCAAACAAACTTTGGCAAACAGATTTCCACTATGTCGCATACTCTGCGGCAGGCTCCGATGTGAACTCGCTGATAGTCGGCCTCGGTCAACGACTCGGAACAGGACTTATGTCTAAAGAATCCGCTCGCGAAGCCGACCCGCTTATCAGCGACCCAGACCTAGAACATGACCGCATCATCTCGGAAGGAGTTGAATCTGCTTTACTTACAAGTATTCAGCAACAGGCTGCGGACCCTAATGGTCCGTATCAGCCAGAAGATTTGGCGTATCTGACCAAACTCGTTGTCGAGCAAGACGTGCCGTTGTTTGAGGCTGTGCGTCGCACCGATCAACGCGCTAAGGACCGTCAGGCAACACCTGCACCGCAAGGTTCACCTGAAACAATGCCAGGACTCGCGATGCCAGGTATGGGTGGACAGATGCCAGCAGGCCCACCAGCACAAGCAGGACCCCCACCGATTGACCAACTACTCGCACAACTAGGAGGGTAAGTGAGCGACATTCAAGCAGGAACAAACCGTGTAGCAATCCAAGCTGCAACAGGTCAAACCTATGGTAAGGCAACAGAGCAAATGAACGCTCAACGCGCTGTACCTATGGGAACACCACCAACAGAAGCACAACCTGTTCAACGTCCTGTACCTGGAACATTGGGTTCGTTGACTCGACCAACAGAACGACCAATGGAACCGATTACTGCTGGCGCACCGTTCGGTGCAGGCATGGGTCCAGTCGCAGCGGGCATCCCGCAACCATCCGGTGATAACGCTTTAGAGGAACTGCGAATGATTTACCAAATGTTCCCTAACGATGATTTAGCGGATTTGATTGACTCATATACCCGTGATGGTTTGTAATGCCATCATCATTTATTGATGCTGTTTCTGAACAGCGAATCAACGATTACATAACTAACAGGGATCAGCAACACGCGCTATACAGAACCAATGCGACTCCGCAGATGTCTCAGGCCGCTGCAAAGATTTACCGCAATAGTCCGTGGCTTACCCCAGGTCAGGTGTTGGCTTTGGCTAAAGGTAATGCTTCACCACAGGCCGTTGAACTTGCTTCGCAAGCACAATCAAATCTTGTACCTAAACTTCTTGACCCACAAAAACCTAAGAAGCAATCTTGGTTTGAACGTAACGTGTATGGCAAGGTTAAGGAAACTGCTCGTTGGGGTTTTGCTTCTTTGCAGTTTGCACCTGAAATGGCACAAAACGTTGCATCACAAATTTTTTCTGAAAACGATCCTGCTGGATGGGACGGCTGGTTTAAGTCAACCAACTTAGGAACAATGGTTGCCAACTCTGATGAGGCTGGAACAGGTTGGTTTGTTGGTGGCACAGCAGAAGAAAAACAAGCTGAACGCGCTCGACAGTTCCGTGGAACAGTGAACGGTAGTGCTTGGACTATTGGGCGTGGTGCAGCCGCAGGAGTGTTTAAGCCTGGGTCAGTTCAATACAACGTGTTGTCAGGTTTCTTGGATGCGGCAGTTAACGTCCTTGCTGATCCAACGGTTGTGGGTGGAAAATTTCTTGCTCCAGTAAAAGGTTCAAAGGCCGCAATTAAAGGTTTACAAACCGCTGAAGAAATAGCGGCTGCAACAAAGATTGCTAATGCTGGTACACGTGCTTTGGCTGGTTTGTCTGCTTCTGAAGAAATAGCGTTTGACTCATCAAAGTTCATGAAGTTTATGAAAACGGATCGTCGTGCCGTTCGACTTGTTGAAACACTTGCTGATCCAGCAAATGATGACCCATACAAGATCATGCGTGACGTATTTGATTTCAAGATTGACATGGACACAGCGAAGGCTCTTGCTAACGCTGGATCAAAAGATCAGATTTATGCGTTGCTTGGCGAGCAGTCAGCCATTTTGGACAATGTTTCAAAAGGCATCATGCCTATGGATATTCGAGATATTCGTGGAGCCAAGTGGGGAACTGTTGTTAAAGAACGCATCCCAATGTATAACAACTTCAGGCAATCAAGTTTGCTTACAGAAGTGCCTAACAGCCTTGTGATTCATGGCTCTAGCGCAGACCGCGTTAAAGCAGTAAAGGACTACGGCAACTACCTAAACACAATTAAGGGTGGATTTACTGATACACCTGAAGGCACAAAGTTGATGCGCCAAATCTTTGATGCTTACTCGGATACTTCTAAATCGGGTGTTGATGCTGCGCGAGATGCTTTTGACGCAACCGTAAGAACGCTTATGCAAGCAGAAGGTGCTGATCCTGTTCTTGTTGACAGCGTATTTGAAAAAGTACTTCAAAACATTGATGAAACTAAAGCATATTTTGTTGATGAAGCCGGTGATGCCACCGATGCTGGATTTGTTCAACAGTTAATCTCTAGTGGAATCATTGATTCTTCGCAGTTCGGAAACCTGACTCAACAGCAGATTGACCAATTCAGACTCGTTGGACCTGGTTCCATAGTTGAGTTGTTGAACTCAGCCCACGTTCTTCCTGATATTCGTGCGGTTCGCAGAATGACCGCAAACCCTGTTGTAAAGCGGGCTGTGTTACGGGCAAAAGACGGCGACCAACGGGCAGTCGTAGAAATTGCGGACTATTTGCAGAACAAAATCTGGAAGCCAATCACGCTTGCTACTGGTGGTTACATCATGCGAAATATGTTTGATGCTCAGGTGCGTATGGCAACTATCGGTAAAGATGGTTTCTTTAATCATCCTTTGCGTTACATCCAATGGGCTATGGGTGAAAAGGGCGCAGAACGGATCATTGGCCGTGATTTTGATGATTTCATTACATCAACTGTAAGTGGTTTTGATGATGCTACGGATTATTACGCAGAAGCGATGAAAATTTCGTTGGGCAAAAGCTTGGATGATGTTGTTCCATCACAGGTTCGTTTGGTCAAAAACGGTTCATACAAGATCGTTAGTCAAATGTCTGAACCTGAATTATGGGTGAACGGTTTGCGTGACGAGATTATCCAGATATCCAAGGACACGTTAGAGAACGCTGTAGCCAAAGGCATATCAACAGATGATCTAATCACCTATTTGCGTACTGACCCAAAGGGTCGTGAAGCATTGAAGCAGGTTGAGGATTATCTGCGTGGTGGTATAAACCTTGCTAAAGAAAGCGGTTATTCGCAAAAGGTCAAGATTACCAACGTTACTGACGATGTGCTGAAGGAATGGATTGACCGTCTTGCTAGGGGTCGTGTGCTTGTTAAGACTGGTGGCGATGAAGAACTGATGATGGCTATTGCCTATAAGCGTGTTCCTTTGGCGGATACGTTTGACAATAGTTTCAAAATACTTACCCCCAAGACCGTTGAACTTGATGGTGTAGTGCGAAATGTTCTTGATGGGCCTTTGAACAAACCAGGTCGAGGTTCATTGATTGACATGGGTGTTGACCCAAAAACCAAAGAACAGATATACGCGGTTGTCACTAATGAGTCTGGTGGCAGATGGCAGTTGCAGCGTGTTTCAACAAACCAGTTCACAGGAGTGGGCGTTGACGCAGACGAATTAGCGCGTGGTCGCACAGAGTTGACCAAGATGATTCAGGACAAGAAAAGCGTCCCAAACAATCTTCCAGCAAAAGTCAAATACGCTGAACGTAAAGTGGTTGATGAGGCTAAAAACCCGTTAGATAAAATGTTGCGTCGAGGAACAGACTGGTTCTTCCACCAAATCTATGAAAGCAAAGTAGTCAACAAACTTGAACGATCACCTGTTTACCGCCAGTTCTACTATGAGCAGGTAGCAAAAAATGTTGACAGTCTCACCCCTGCTGAAGCAAAAAAGTTGGTTCAAGATATTGTTGACAATGCTGCTGCTATCGAGATGAAGCCAGCGAACTATGTTGGCAGTAAAGCGAACTGGAAACAGATACAAGAACTTGCTAAACAGGCTAACGGCACTGGAACGATCAAAGACCTTGACGATTATGCGGGTTTAAGCGCACTTAACTCAACAAAAGAAGCGTTGTTTAACGCAACCGAACGTAACAACCTTGAAGATATTATGCGTATCGTCATCCCGTTCGGTGCTGCATGGCGTGAAGTTGTTGGCACATACGCCAAATTCTTGGTTGAGGACCCTACCCGTATCCGTCGCGCACAACTCTTATTCAAGGGTGCAACAGACTTCGACCCAGATGGAAACGGTCGAGGATTCTTCTACAAAGACCCAACCACAAAACAGTATTCGTTCAACTTCCCACTATCCGGTGAACTAGCAAAACTTGCTACTGGTATTAACGCACCGTTGCAGGGAACTGTGAAACGTGTGTCTGTTGGTTTGGACTGGCATCCAGCGTTAGGCCCTGTAGGTCAGATCGCTGCCGACAAGATCATTCCTGATACACCAAAGTTTGATGGAATTGTCAGCATCCTTATGCCTTATGGTCGTGGCACAACAGCATCGTTGCTTCCTTCATGGGCAAAAAAACTTCAGTCCGCGATTGAAGCAGACCCATCAAAACTTGAAGGTATTTACGGCAACACCTATATCGACACGATGCGGGCTTTGGCTGCTTCAGGTGACTACAACCTAGATACGCCTGAAGGTCAAGAAGAACTGATGTCTGACGCTAAAGGCAAGGCACGTATTTTGACTGCGATGCGGGCTATTGGACAGTTCATTGGACCTACCGCACCTGGCACAGAGTTTGAAGTACCTGTCAAAGATGGCGACATCATGGCATCACAACTCATCCAAGAGTTCTACAAGCTACAGGCAGATAACTATGACACCGCCGTTGGTGAGTTCTTGCGTATCTACGGTGAGGATGCGTTGCTGTATCTGTCATCTAAATCAAAGGCAACTGTTGAAGGTTTGGAAGCCACCAAAGAGTTCGGTGATTGGGAACGAACCAATGGTGATGTCATCAAGGCATACCCTGACGTGGCAGCGTTCTTTGCGCCTGGTGGGTCAGACTTTGACTTCCAAGTGTGGCAACGCCAAATCAAGGGTGGCAAGCGTGTTCGGTTGACCGACAAGCAGGTTATCGAGCAAGCCCAATACCGTTTGGCTTCATCACAATATAAGGCTTATCGCGCACAGGTCGGGGCATACCCTAACGAGGAGCAACGAGCATGGCTCAAAGGTATCCGTGTTGAGTTAAACAAAAAGTATCCAGGTTTCCCTGTTGTTCCTGTGTTCACGGTGGGTGAATTTGAAAAGAAAATCGTCCAAATGAAACAAGCTGTCGCTGACCCACGTTTGAAAGATAATGATGTGGTTAAAGCGATTAGTACTTATTTCGGTTATCGGGATCAGGTTCTTTCACAGTGGATAGCTGCTGGTGGATCGGCACAAGGTTTGGCTACATCCAAGTCAGCCGAGCCGTTGCGAGGCTACTTGACTAGCATTGGTGATGCGCTTGCCTTACAAGTTCCAGATTTCGGGCGTGTTTGGGAACGTGAATTACTATCTGAGGTAGACCAATGAGTGACACATCAAACCAAACACAGCCAGTAGCACCTGTTAACCCTGATCCGTTGGGTGTAGGGCCTGCACCAGTCGTCGTGGCTGGTGGTAGTAACAATCAGCCGATCCCACGCGAGGTCACGGGTGTTGCTCCGGCATTGAAGTCCCAGGTTCCGTTGACACAACGAACCACTACGGGTAAGTACCTGTATTCGGGAACGTATCTTGCTAACGCACAAGGTCAGGTCTATCGTGCGGCATATAACCCTATAAATGATCCTCTTGCCGAATTAGCAAAACTTAACTCAACTGAACGGTTGGGGTTGTTGACCGAGTTGTATCAGCGTGGTTTCTATGATGGGCAGGGCAAACCTTCAGATAACGGGGATTCCCCTCTTGACACTAAAGCGATGCAAGAGTTTCTTCTTACAGCCAACACATACGGATATGACTGGCAAACCTCTTTGAACTTTGTGCGCCAAGAGTTCCCTGTCAGGGGTGGTGGCGGTTCACGTCGCAAGGCAACATCATCTGTTGATTTGAGTCGAGCATTACAGGATGAATCATTCGCCATGTTGGGTCGCAAACTCAGCAAAGAAGAACTGCAACAAGCGATTCGTTCTGTCCAGTCAAAAGAAGTTTCAACCGACACTTCTACGAGTACTCTTGTTCAGATGGCCCCACAGCAAGTTGACCCTACACAGGCTCAGGCTTATGGGTTTACTCGCGCTGCTGACATAGTTTCTCAAATGCTTAGGAATGGTGGATAATGTCAAAGCGTCCTTCTGATCTAACTATTGGTGGTTCTGAATACAGTGCCGATCTTGTTTTTTCTGGCAACCAAATCCCTGCCCCACCTACTGAGAGAACATCTGCCGAAATTGAAGCAGACATCAAAGAAGTCAAAGCATTGTTCAGGGACCTTGAAAAAGGTTTTGGTAAAACAACGCTAGTTTCGTTCCCCACCCTCACCGCATTTGAATCTGCAAAAGCACAGGCTTACAAGATGCTTAACGAAACTTTGCCTGCCGAACTTGAACAGCGCAAAACTTGGGATAGCAAATATCGTCTTAAAGTTGCAGGACTTTTTGGTACTGGTGTTAACGAATATACCGTTCTCTCCGCTGATGAGGTATACCAATATCAGCAGTTATATAAGGCTGCAACAGACCCTAATGATCCTGAACTTAAAGCATACGACGCTGCTGTAAAAGCCGTTAACGATTTGCGTAACAAGATAAATACCCCAGGTAGCAAAGAATCAAAACTTCCACCACAGGAACAGCAACTTCTAATTGCTTCAAAGTTGAAAGAAATACAACCGTTAATTACCCCGCGTGTAATCGAGTTGCGTTCACAGAACATTCCTCTTGAAGTTGACAAGTCTGGTCGAACAATAAGGTCAACAAGTTTTCCTTTGGTTGGTCAGATTGATACGCAAATCAATCGTGCGATTAACGAGGGTGTTCGTATTGCTGAACGTGTTTATGGAACTCGGAAACCTACAGCAACTTTGTACGGTCAACCAGCAGAACTGACAACCGTTCGTAACGAAGAACAAACACGCCAGTTATCAGAGTTCTTGGATCGTGCAAATACTTTGCGTGGTCAAACACCTTCACAAGCTGGAGCGCAACCAATCACCTACACGCAACAACCGGCTGCTACTGGTGGTCAACCTGCTTCTGCGACTGTTACACCTACGGGTGCTTCACAGCGGGCTATTAACGCTCAGTCTCAACGCTTTGCGGCTATGGCTGGACAAACCCCACCACCACCTCCAGGTGGAGGCGCGGGTGCTGGCGCGGGTGCTGGAGCAGGCGCAGGTGGTGCTGGTGGAGGTGCGGGAGCGGGTCGCGTCGGAGCAGGTGGAACCATCGGTGGTGGCACAGCAGAGACACCAAAGTTCCAAGTCGGTGACTGGCAAGCAGTATTACAAGATCAGTTCCCTGGCTACTCAAAAGATTGGTTAGCTTCTAACGCCACAACCCATTTCGGTCAGGACATGATTAACCTGATGATCGAGGCTTCAAAGCCAAACGGCAGGTTCATGGGTTTAACGACCGATGCTTCGGTTGCTGCTTTCCAAAAAGCAATCAAACAAACTACTTATTGGCAGACTACTGAAACTGCTGCAAAGAACTTTGACCAAGCAATCGGTGTTGACCGTGACCGGATCATCAACAACAAGAAACTAGAGATCGCTAACTCGTATGGTGATGTTTCATTTGATGATGCAACTTTGACCCAACTTGCGACTAATGCTGCACGTTTAGGTTTGACTGGTTTGGGTTTGCAGCAGGCTGTTTATGCTGGTGCGTTGAAACCTGGTGCTGGTGGCGCACAGACAGCGTTGGCTAGTCGAGTGTTGCAGGGTGCTGACGCTGACCGTATTCGCAGTATTGGTCGCGCATGGAACACCAAGATTTCTGACAGTCAGGTGCAAGCAATTTTGACTGGTAAGGCTGATCCTGCTACTGGCATTGTGTTGACTGAGGATGCTTTGCGTGAACAGTTGCAAGCGAAGTGGAAGGGTGCTATGCCTCATCTGCGCGATCAGTTTGATGCTGGTTTGACTTTGGATCAGATTGGTTCTTCATATAAGACTTATGCTTCACAGTTGTTGGAGAAGCCTGAAGATCAGATCAATATGTTTGAAGGGCCGTATTTGCAGGCTTTTGATAATGGTGAGGGTGGTCAGTTGTCGTTGTCTCAATGGATTGAGAAGGTTAAGACTGATCCTAAGTTCGGTTGGCAGTACACGAAGCAAGCTAATCAGCAGGCTACGGATGTTGCTTTGACTTTGGCTAGAGCATTTGGAAAGGTTGGATGATGAGTGACACAGGTTTAGGTGGCGTTGATCTTAATTTGAATTTGGAGAACCTCAACACTGAGTTGGCTACATATTTCGCTACTCCTGAAGGTCAAGCAAATCTCGCTGCCTCTGGTTTAGGTGGCATAAACATTCCTGATGCTGCTTTGCCTGAGCCTGTTCGCCGTGAGCAACCTGTCACGCCTGAAACAGAAGTTGATCCTATTGCGCAACAGATGCAGTTAGACCGAGAGTTTCAGCAAGCGCAGGCCGTAGCGGAAACTAAACGTCGTAAAGAAGATGCTCGCGTGACGATGGCTAATGTCCTTGCTACCTACGGTTTGGGTGACTTGTCTGATTATGTTTATACCGAGATCATCGCAAAGGAAACCGTCAACCTAAACAACCCTGACGCAATTATTTTTGCTATTCGTGAACAGCCTGCCTATCAAAAACGGTTTGCTGGTAACGCTGCACGTTTGAAGAAGGGGCTATCAGAACTTGACCCTGCTTCATATATCGGGTTGGAAAACCAGTTCCGTCAAACCCTCCAGGCGAACGGTTTGCCAGCCAACTTTTATGACCAAACAGATGACTTCCAAGCTTTGATCGAGGGTGACGTTTCCCCATCAGAACTCAACGAACGTGTCCAGCAGGGGTATCGTGCTGTCGCTGACGCTGATCCAGCAGTCAAAGAACAGATGAAAACCCTGTATGGGATCGGTGAAAGCGAACTGGCCGCATACTTCCTTGACCCACAGCGCACAGCCCCACTACTCACCCGCCAGGCACAGGCCGCCAACATCGCAGCCCGTGGACTAGAGCAGGGTGGCATCCAGTTGACTGGTGCGTTCGCTGAGGACTTGGCTCGACGAGGGATTACTGAACAGCAGGCTCGCGCAGGGTTCGCTGAAGTCGGTGCTTTAGGCGAGTTGCAACAGACTTTCGCGGGTGAGACTGCACTATCCGGTGAACAACTGGCAGGTGCGGCGTTCGGGATTGATGTCGCCGCGCAACAAGAGTTGGAGCGTAAACGTCGTCAGCGTGTTGGTGAGTTCGCTGGTGGCGGGTCATTTGCTCGGACAACTGGTGAAACATCAGGCTCTACTTCTCTAGGTGTTGGTAAAGCACAATAGGATACTTGACACTGTCAAGTGAAGTGTGTGTATACTGTTAATGTTCGGTTACGAACACCATTGGAAACCCCCCGATTTCAATGTGCAAAAGGGGTGAGACTTGCAGCCATCACGTAACCTCCAGCGTGGTGTGGGCAGAAGGAGTGGGTCATGTCAGATGCAAACTACGAGTTTGAGGATGATGTAATGCAAGACCAGCAGCAATCGAAGGACCCTGTGCGAGCGCACTTGCGGAAACTTGAAGCCGAAAATAAGGCTTTACGCGAGCAGGCAGCATCAGCAGAGGCAGCCCGACGAGAACTTAACTTCGTGAAAGCGGGCGTAGACCCGAACGATCCGAAGTACAAGTATTTCGTTAAAGGCTACGACGGTGACATAACACCGGAGGCGATTCGACAAGCAGCAGAAGAAGCAAGTCTCATACCTAGCCAAGACAAGGAAGTGGTTGCTGAACAGCAGTCATGGAATCGGGTGGCACAGGCAGCGCGAGCTGGACAGACGAGCGAACCTCCTGTTGATTACGCTGAACGTATTGCCAATGCAAAGTCCACGGATGAAGTGATGCAACTGCTGGCCCAGGCGAGAGCCGAAGCAGAAAAATACTAATCACTCCCCATAGGATTCACATTCTTTGGGGCTACCCCTAAAGGAAAACAGCATCATGGCCTATACACAGGCAAGTTCGTTGTCAACCGACCAGGCAGCGTATGATCGCTTAGCATATTTTGCTTTGCGTTCAGAGCTTCTGTTCGATCAGGCAGCAGACGTTCAACCAACCAACCAGTCAATGCCAGGTTCTTCGGTGATCTTCACGATCTTCGCAGACCTTGCAGAAGCAACCAGCACACTTGACGAAATCACCGACGTTACACCTGTAGCGATGAGTGACAGCCAAGTGACCGTAACTCTTGCTGAGTACGGTAACACCATCAACACGACCGCAAAACTCCGTGGAACCTCGTTCTTGGATGTTGATGCAGCAGCAGCGAACCTCATTGGTTACAACGCTGGTGTTTCAATCGACAGTGTTGTGCGCGAAGTGCTTGCTGGCGGAACCAACGTAGCTTACGGCGGTGGCGGATCATCCGATCCAACAGGTCGTACCTCGGTTGCTGCTGAGGACATCATTGAAGCCAACGACATCCGTAAGCAGACTGCTGCTTTGCGTGCTGCAAACGTTGCAACCTTCAATGGTTACTACATGGGTTACATCCACCCAGACGTTTCTTATGACCTTCGCCGTGAAACCGGTGCAGCATCATGGAACGCTCCACACGTGGCTGTAGACACCGCAAACATCTACAACGGTGAGATCGGGACCTTTGAATCAGTACGATTCATTGAAACCCCTCGCGCAAAGGTGTTCGCTAACGCATCAAACGGAACCAGCTCGACTGGAACGATTGACGTGTATTGCACACACATCATGGGTCGTCAGGCGTTGGCTAAGGCTTACAGCCAGGTTGACGGCAACGGCATGGTTCCGAAGGTAGTTCGTGGACCTGTTGTTGACTCGCTCATGCGTTTCAACCCAATCGGTTGGTACTGGCTTGGTGGCTATGGCCGCTTCCGCGAAGCATCGTTGCGTCGCATTGAGTCAGCA